ATGCAAACCGTTATTTTTGGTCGTTCGGGTTGCCCTTACTGTGTGCGTGCAAAAGATCTGGCTGAGAAATTGAGCAATGAACGCGATGATTTTCAGTATCAGTATGTAGATATTCGTGCGGAAGGGATCACTAAAGAAGATCTACAACAAAAGGCAGGTAAACCCGTAGAAACCGTGCCGCAGATTTTTGTCGATCAGCAACATATCGGCGGCTATACCGATTTTGCTGCATGGGTGAAAGAAAATCTGGACGCCTGATCGTCTGACAAGCCCTCGCGTTGAGGGCTTTACTGATTTTTTCTGTGCTGTGGTTTAAACAAACTACTGATAAATAAGAAACACAGTGCCCCCAGCGCACACCAGAACACCGCGCTTAGTAACCATGCCAGCTCTTGCCAGAATGAGCGCGTCGGTGAAAAAAACAGCCGCATAATGAGCATCGAACAGGGTGCCGCCAGCATTGCGCCAAACAGAGGTTTCAGGACTTCTCTACGCTGTGAAAAGAAGCTGGCGACTGCTCCAGGAAGAATGAAAAATAGCAAGCCGATTTCAGGATGCCCGGCAGCCCGAAAAGCGCCTTTCATGTGCGTCGCCAGAAAAAGGCACACCACAATGAAGAGGACAAAACAGCAGATTGCCCCCGCCCAACGTTGTTTATGTTTCACTCGTTCCTCCTGACACTGCGTCTATCGAACACATTTTTCGCCAGTGTGGCGTTCAGTAAGATAAAGCCGCTTCGCATTCCATGCTAATATAGGCCAACGCAATTCATATAGCCGTTGATACCTAATGTGATTACACTAGTAAAATATATTGTTACTTTACTATCGTTTAGGTGCGCTGAATGAATCTGCGCCCTGAATTCTGGTAAAAAACATTATCGTAAATTACCATTTCTTTCAACAGCTTACTAGTAAACAAGAAGTTAGCCTCCGTGAATATAAACGTCGCCGAATTGTTAAATGGGAATTACATTCTGTTATTATTTGTGGTCCTCGCGCTTGGGCTATGTCTCGGAAAGTTACGACTTGGTTCGATCCAACTGGGTAATTCCATTGGCGTTTTAGTCGTATCGCTGTTATTAGGCCAACAACATTTCAGCATTAACACCGATGCGCTTAATCTTGGCTTTATGCTGTTTATTTTCTGCGTCGGGGTCGAAGCCGGACCGAACTTTTTTTCCATTTTTTTTCGCGATGGGAAAAATTACCTAATGTTAGCACTGGTGATGGTTGGCAGTGCGCTGGTGATCGCCTTAGGGTTAGGTAAGCTGTTTGGCTGGGATATTGGCCTGACGGCCGGTATGTTAGCAGGCTCTATGACGTCGACACCGGTTCTGGTCGGTGCTGGCGATACACTGCGTCATTCCGGCATGGAAAGCAGGCAGCTCTCACTGGCACTGGATAATCTGAGCCTCGGGTATGCCTTAACCTATTTAATCGGTCTGGTGAGTTTGATTGTTGGTGCGCGTTACTTGCCGAAATTGCAGCATCAGGACTTACAGACCAGCGCCCAGCAAATCGCCCGCGAACGTGGCCTGGACACTGATGCCAACCGTAAGGTTTATTTACCGGTGATCCGCGCCTATCGCGTCGGCCCGGAACTGGTGGCCTGGACCGACGGCAAAAATCTGCGTGAACTGGGTATTTATCGACAAACCGGCTGCTACATTGAACGTATTCGACGTAACGGGATTCTGGCAAATCCAGACGGTGATGCCGTGCTACAAATGGGCGATGAAATAGCGTTGGTAGGCTATCCCGACGCCCATGCCCGACTCGATCCCAGCTTCCGTAACGGTAAAGAAGTTTTCGATCGTGACCTTCTCGACATGCGTATCGTCACTGAAGAAGTGGTCGTTAAAAACCATAACGCTGTAGGTAAACGTCTCGCACAACTGAAGTTGACCGATCACGGTTGCTTCCTTAACCGCGTCATTCGTAGCCAGATTGAGATGCCGATAGATGACAACGTCGTGCTTAACAAAGGTGACGTTTTACAAGTCAGCGGCGATGCCCGCCGCGTAAAAACCATCGCCGATCGCATCGGCTTTATCTCGATTCACAGCCAGGTCACTGACCTGCTGGCATTCTGCGCCTTCTTTGTTATTGGGCTGATGATCGGGATGATCACCTTCCAGTTCAGCACATTCAGTTTCGGCATGGGGAACGCTGCCGGGTTGTTATTCGCCGGAATTATGCTGGGCTTTATGCGTGCTAACCACCCGACCTTCGGTTACATTCCGCAGGGTGCATTAAGCATGGTGAAAGAGTTCGGCTTGATGGTGTTTATGGCAGGCGTTGGTCTGAGCGCCGGTAGCGGTATTAATAACGGCCTGGGCGCGATTGGCGGTCAGATGTTGATTGCCGGATTGATTGTCAGTCTGGTGCCCGTGGTTATCTGTTTCTTGTTCGGTGCTTATGTATTGCGAATGAACCGCGCGCTGTTGTTCGGCGCAATGATGGGCGCACGTACCTGCGCGCCGGCAATGGAGATCATCAGTGATACAGCTCGCAGTAACATCCCGGCGCTGGGCTATGCGGGCACCTATGCAATCGCCAACGTCCTGCTGACGCTGGCAGGGACAATCATCGTCATGCTATGGCCAGGATTAGGATAAAACTGAAGTTGCCCTGAAAATGAAATTTTTTTGCACAACCGCAGAACTTTTCCGCAGGGCATCAGTCTTAATTAGTGCCACTGCTTTTCTTTGATGTCCCCATTTTGTGGAGCCCATCAACCCCGCCATTTCGGTTCAAGGTTGATGGGTTTTTTGTTGTCTGAAATTTATGCCGTTTAAAATCATGATGTTAGAAGCACTGTTTTTTAACGATGGCGACAAAATGGCGGCAGCGTCAAAGAGAGAGCGCCACCTGTCCTGATTTCATTGGATGCGGCTGAACCGGATTTGACTCTTTTGGCGTTGCAATCGAACGAACAAAAGTTTCATGGGTAACAAAAGTATGGCTGCAGTTAATGTTCTGGCACTGGTTGTAACGCTCTTTGGTCAATGAAGATACCTGAAAACTGCTGCGAGTATGGGCGGCACTTCCACACAGTGGGCAAATCATCATTTTTCGAGTTCTCCCCATTTTTGCTAAATTCACAATAATGATACCGCATTATTCCATTTTGCAAACTTAAAAGTTCTCCATTGCGAAGAATCATTCCATTTCGAAATCATCAATCCTCACTTCAAGCTCCAGACTGGTCGTAAAACCGTTATCCGGGCTGACGGTATGCGTCAGAGTCGTAATGGTCCATTCCGCATCATCTATCGGCTGTTTAAAACCACTGACCTTCACAGGCATTTCCGTGTAGAGATCTGCCCGCCCTTCTGCCAGTTGTAGCGAAAATGACGCAACGCCGCGTTGCAGGCGTTCCCACTGCATTTTCGCCGCTCGTTCGGCGTTGCTCCGGTTGGCATAAGTGCGATTAAGTACCAGCACGTTTTCATCCGTACCCACCAGGTAATCGCCCTGCTTCGCTTCTGGCTCTTTCTTCTGCTTCTTAGTTCTGCGCTTACGCTTCACCGTGGTGCTTTCTTTCTTCGCAGGTTCGCGGGTATGCAACCAGCTGGCAATTACGCCCGTGTAGGCTCCGCGATCTGCCAGGGTAAATCGGTGACTGTCGCCGTCCTTGCGTGTGATAGTGATCACTGGCAGAGGTTTACCAGTGGCGCTTTTGCCCTGCCCCTGCCGGATGAATAACAGATTGCCATTTTTCACCGACGCGATGGCACCGTACTGTCGCGCCAGCCGCATCAGAAAACTGCCGTCACTCTCATTAGTCTGGTCTATATGCTCCACGGGCTTATCCGACAGGTCTTTACCCAGTGCCATCTTCAGCTTGTGCCGCGCGGCTATTTCCTTCACCACTTCCCCGACGGTGGTCTTGTGCCACGATTTTTCACGGCGGGTATTCAGCGTTTCCCGAAAATCAGCACTTCGCGCCCGGATAGTCAGGCGGTCCGGTGCGCCAGTGTGTTCAATCTCGTCCACCGTGAATGTCCCTTTCGGGAAAAGCGGCTGCCCCTTCCAGCCCAGCGCCAGCGTAATGACCGCACCACGGCGCGGCAGCACGATTTTTCCGTCGGCGTCGTCCAGCTCCAGATCAAGCTGGTCCGCGTCAAAGCCCCGATTGTCCGTCAACGTCAGACTCATCAGACGGTTATCCAGCACAGTAGTGATATCCCTGCCCTCAATACTGATGCTGAATGCGGGAGTTTTGTTGCCTTTGTTAAGCAGTTCAGAGCTGAAATTCACGACAGCAGCCCTCCCACCGTTTTACTGATATCACTTAAGGCAGATGTTGCCGTGTCCTGCAGATTATTCAGTTGCGTACTGAGATCACCGAACATATCGGACAGGGATTCATCCACCCGTTTGAGCGACAGGGTGAACTCAATCCGGCGCGGCATACCGTCGCGGAAAAACTCCGTTTTAGTCTGATTCAGTCCCTCAATCACATACATGCCGTAAATCGTGCCGCTGCCTTCAATCAGGGGCCATGCTTTTCCCTGTTCTGCCATCTGCTCCAGAGCCAGCAACGACAGCCTGCCGCCCGTTACCTCCGGCATAAGAACACCAGAAAGCGTCAGCATGTCGTTGTCCGGTCCCAGAAACTGCGTTGACGGGCGTCGGTTTACCCGGCTGTTTGCCGCATGTCGCCAGCTGCGTTGATACTGCAGCTCCTGATACGGCACGGTGCGCAGCATAAACACGTACAATCCCAGCACCATCATCATGCGTCGTATCCCCCCTGATCGCTGTAGTTACTCCTGGCTTTTGCCTTCAGCCTGCGTTCACGTTCATCAAGCTGGCGGGCCACCTCCCGCGCAATATCCTGCGCACTTTGTCCTGGCTGCGTCTGGATGATGATCTGCGTCGGTGCCTCAATCCTGTAAACAGGCGGCACAGTGGCTGCGCGACTCACAATTGCTTCTCCACCTTTCGCGGGAAGTGCCAAAGGGTGCAACGGTGGAAGCTCTGCTGGCACGGCAGCAACGCCCATCATTCCGGCAACAACGGCAGCCAGTGCAGCTGTATTTCTCCGGCTGGTCACATTTGCCGGGCCGTTAACAATTTCCGGCCCGTTTTCACCGACGATGCCAAACTGCCCGCGCGGGATATAGCCGCCGCTGTCATACATCCCCGCAAAGCCATATCCCCATGACGGAAAACCACCCGATGGCATCATCACTTTACCGTCTGTATTCACCGTCGCAGGTTGCTGACGCGTCACACTTTCCGGTAGTTTCGCCTTTGCGGCCTCTTTACTGACAACGCCGAGTTTCTCCAGCAACCAGGAAACGCCGGATTTCAGGGAGTCCAGCGGATACATGACCATATTCAGCCCTTCCGCCAGTGCCTCCCCGAATCGCCGCCCCATTGCCGCTGCACTCTGCAGTTCGGCAGAGGTCGACTTAACGGGCGTCAGCAGATCAGTAAACCAGCCCCACAACGCCTGTACTTTGTCGCCAATCCACTGGAACACGGGCTTAAGCGGTTCGAATGCTGCACTGACGGGACCTGCCGCAGCTTTGAATCCTTCCACCACGCCACCAAGAAATGCGGTGATGGGTTGCCAGTATTTCCAGACAACCAGCGCCACGCCCGCCAGTGCAGTAACCACAAGAGCTATCGGACTGAGCAGAGCACCTAACAGACCAGATACGGCATACAGGGCAACGCGCAGCATCGCCAGTGGACCAGATGCCAGTACTCGCAGCACCGTGCCTGCGGCGGCCAGTCCACCGCGCAGTACCGCAAGAGGATTCATAAACATCACAGCAACAGCACGTAAACCGGATAATCCAGACCGCAAAAGTGCAACCGGCGCACCTGCTACAGTTTTCAGGACATTTCCCGTCAGTGATGCCGTGCGGCGCAAAGACGACAACGGCGCAGTAAGTAAACCTGCGGCGTTGCCCGATGAAGCAAGCCCGCGTCGCAGCAGTGCCAGTGGTGCGCCAGCCAGCCAGGACAACGCGCTGCTGGTTCGAGTTACTGCTGCCGTAACGGAAGGTAACGTTTTGATACCCAGCACAGAGAACCCCAGACGGATGACTGCCAGCGGCCCCAGCACTGCAGCTAACACCACCGCTAAGGTGCCGAGGCCCACGGTAACCGCAGCCACAACAGCCGCCGCTTTCATCAGTGTGCCCGTCAGTTCCGGGTTAGCTTCCACCCAGCGACGCAACGCCCCCGTGACGCTTTTCACCGTGTACAGAATATCCATCAGCGGCTGGCGCAGCGTTTCGCCCAGGCTGCTGAAGGTGTTCTGCGCTCCGGTTTTGACCAGCAACCACTGAGCAGAAAGTGAGTCCTTGTTGATGTCGGATTCTTTCTGCATGGAACCGAGCGCATCATTGCCCGCTGTCAGCTTTAACTGGCGCTGCAGTTCCGGCAGGTTGTTTGCCAGTTTCGCCGCATCATCGCCAAACTCTTTACCAAACAACATGGTCATGGCAGACAGACGCTTGTCCTGCGGCAGTGCGTTCACCTTCTCCAGCACGCGCTGGATGGTTCCCATCGCATCCTTCGTCATTTGCTTTTCAATCAATTCAGGATTGAGTTTCAGCAGATTCATCCCTTCAAAGAAACTCTTGCTTTGCATGGTGGCAATGGACAATTCACGCACCATCGCGTTTGCTGCACTGGCTGCAACCTCCGGCGCAGCGCCCAGTGTCAGAAAGGTGGAACCCAGTGCCGCCGCTTTACGATAATCCAGACGGTCAGCCACACCGCCCAGACGTTGCATCACATCAATGATGTCCGCCCCTTTCGACATGGCGTTATCATCCAGATAGTTCAGCGCATCGCCGAGCTGTTCAATATTGCGGGTAGGTATTTTGTAGAGCTGGGCGATTTTCCCCAGACTTTCTGACAGTTCATCCGCTGGCAGCTCAAAGGCTGTTGCCGCCTTTGCTGCCGTACTGGCGAAGGCCAGCAGGTCACGTTTCTGGTCTTCCCAGCTGTCGTCAGGGTTTGCGACGTTCATGCGCGCACCACCTTCAACCAGTGCAGCGAAGTCCACCGCACCGTTTTCCATCGGCAACTGTTCGCTGGCAGCCTTGATGGCATCCTGCATTTCATAAAAACGTGCAGTACGGTTTCCATTATCGTCACGCAGACCATTGACCTGCTTTGCCACACCTTTCATGGCATCTTCCATGCTGGTATAGCTTTTTACTGCCGCTATCACTGGCGTCCCCATTGCCAGCCCTGCAGCCGTGGTAGTGGCTCCGGCTCCTGCAATACGATCGCGCACCTCCAGCGAACGGGCATAACTGGCACGCGCCGCATTCATCCTGCGCTGAGCTTCACCCAGTCGCTTCAGCCGCGCCTCCTGTTTCGACAATTCCTGGTTATAACGTGATGTTTCACGGGCTAAACGGGCAGTTGCTCCCGCATCATCTTTCGCAGAAATTCCCGCCCGGTACAGTTCTGCACGCACAAGCGCCGTTTGCTTCTGCAAATATTTTTGTTGTTCTTCCAGGCGTTGGACTGCCAGCGTTTGCCGACCTAAAGCCACAAGGTGCCGTTGTGATGGTTGTTCCATCGCCTCCAGCTCAGAGCTAAGCAAATTAGCCTTCTGTCTGGCATAGTTCAGCCTGTCGCCTAACTTCTTGTTATCGGCCTGCAGCTTGCGAAATTTTTCCAGGCTGTTACCCGCCTGATTGAGTTGCTTTAATGCGTCACGGGAGTTTCTGATTGCGCCAGCCAGCTCTTTCGAACTGGCCTGTGCAGCACGGAATGGGCGGGTGAGTTTGTCAACCGCATTAAGAATGACCTGCAGCCGCAGGTTATTATTACTCATCGTTGGCCCCGCTTCTCTGAATCGCTTTATACCGCCATTCCAGCACTTCGGTCAGCGGCATAACGTCAGTAACGGATGGCGGCCAGTGAAAAATGGTGGCGATATCTGCCACCAGATCGTCAACCGTCAGGCTGTCGGTAAACCGGCAAGCACCGACTTCTTCAACAAAAAAGTGACAACCTCAACCGACATGGCAGTGAGATCTGCCGGGTCCATCTCTGCAATTTCCTGTGCAGTCAGTACCGGACTGGAGATGCGGGGGATCACGGTCATCATCGCGTTCACATCCATATCCATAATGGCCTGCAGGCGTGTACCGCGCAGCGCACCGGACTGCGGTTTACGCAGCACAATTTCGGTAATTTCTGTTTTACCGCGCTTGATAGGGGTATCCAGTTGAATGGTCTTTTCAGTCTGCTTATCGCTCATTTTGTTGTCCTGTAAATTGGGTTCTGGCGCGGTATCCCGCGCCGTTCAGATAGATCAGAGGCCGAGGGCGTTGCGGTGCGCTTCCATCAGGTCTACACCGTCCACAATTTCCACCATGTTGATAAGGTCCACTTCATAGAGCACCTCACCATTGATGGTCAGCTTCGCGTAGCTGTTGGTACTGGTCACTTTGGTGGTGTTGCTTTCGCCCGTCTTCCACTCGCCGGAATCCACTTCTTTGTGACGTCCACGCACCACAAGCTCCACAGCCTGCACTTCCCCGGTATCGTCACGCTGGATAGAGCCGGTAAAGCGCAGCTGGATGCCATCCACCGTGGCTTTGCCCATCTGCTTAAACAGCAGCAGTTCAGTACCACCAATGGAAAATTCTGTATCCAGTGCACTGTCATCCAGTCCCAGATCCACATCCACCGCCCCCGGCATTCCGCCACCGCGATACTTCTCATATTTGCGGGTGAATTTCGGCAGCGTCAGCGACTCAACGATCCCCTGCCAGTTGTTCCCGTCGTTAAACAGGTTCAGGTGTTTTAATTTGCGTGGTAAAGCCATGTTGCCCCCTTACGCGCTGACCTGGCTGGCAAAATTCACCAGGTACTGATCGGTGATGCGCTGGCGCAGCATCAGATTTTCAAGTGGCGGCACTGGCGTGTAGTCATAGTCGATGGTGAGTTTTCCGGCTTTCAGCGTGTCTTTGTCGTTCACCGACTCATCCAGCCAGCAATCACCACCAATGAGATAGCCCTGACTGACCAGGCTGCGCATTTTGGCGCGGATACCTTCGATAATGTCGCGGGCCAGCGACGGGTTAAGCGGTTTATCCACCGCCCACATGTGTGCTTCTGCCATCGTGTCCATCAGCACCTGCGCCGTGCGGGTGTAGTTTTCGAAGGCAAAGAGCGGGTCATCACTCAGGCAGCGGGAACCCCAGAAGCGGAAACCGTCTTTACGCACAAGTGTGGTGACGTCGTTCTGGTTCAGCAGACCTGCATCGGTTGCCGGGTCCTGCAGATCCCAGAACACATCTGCAGAAATTCCGGTGACACCGTTCACGCCCACGTTGGACAGGCTTTTGTGCCATCCGGTCTGCTCGTCAATTTTGGCGCGCAGACCAAGCGCACGGGCGGTGGCATATGCCGTTGCTTCGGCATTCAGCACCGTGTCCCAGCCAGTAAAGTCAGGCCAGATCAGCATCCCTTCGCGCTGGCTGAAGTTTTCACGGTAAGTGATCGCCTCCTGTACCGTCTTGCAGCCATACGCTGACAGGTAAGCAAATCCACGCAGGCTTTGCGCCACGCTCAGCAACTCAGTAGCTACCGCCTTGGTGTCGTGGCCTGGCACGCCGAGAATGCGCGGTTTAACGCCGAGCTGAGCCTGTGCAGATAACAGGGCTTTCATACCTGTTTTTTTACCTTCAGCAGTCACTGCGCCGATGATATTGGTCGTGGTTTCGTCTTCCGTTTCACCCTGCGGCACACGCACAACAACGGTCACGGGTTTTGCCTGGTCAGCGATGGCATCCAGCGAACGAGCCAGCGTGCCTGACTCACCCGCTTTACCGCTGGCAGTCAGCACATCAGTGATCAGCACGGGTTTATTAAGAGGAAACATTTTTGCATCGGCATCATCGCCCGTGCAGACCATACCCACGATGGCGGTGCTCACCGTGGTAATGGATCGGGTGCCTTCGTTGACTTCAACAACGCGCACCCCGTGGTGGTAATCCTGAGCCATAGTGGCGAACCTCCTGATTGGATTAGGCTTCGCCCTATGTTGAAGTGATTGTGCCTGACAAACAGCTAAGCGCAGTTGTATCGTTATTCATACAAAATGACGGTATTTGTCTGCTTGCAGGGATAATCAACATAATGCTGATTCAGGGGGATTCATTGCTCTTATTTGCCGGAAATTTTCTATAAATTGTGGAAACACCCACATCAAAAATCAGTGCAATACGCTGTCTTGATTCTCCGGCCTCGAGTAAACGTCCAATCTGTGCCCACTTTTCGGTGGTCAACTTAGGACGGCGTCCACCTACTCTGCCTTTAGCACGAGCTGCAGCCAGCCCCGCCCTGGTACGTTCAACTATCAGTTCGCGTTCCATTTCAGCCAGGGCCCCCATGACATGAAAAAAGAAACGGCCCATTGGGGTGCTGGTATCAATACTGTCAGTCAGGCTTCGGAAATTCACGCCACGCTGGCGCAGCTCTTCTATCAGCGTAACGAGATGCCGCATACTGCGCCCCAACCTGTCCAGCTTCCAGACAACCAGAGTGTCACCTGCCGATAATGTCCTGAGCAGTTTTTTCAGTCCCGGTCTGTCGGACTTAGTGCCACTGATTTTGTCCTCAAAAATCCGCTCACATCCCGCGCAGTTCAGTGCATTACGTTGCAAATCGGTGTTCTGGTCATTTGTTGACACGCGTACATAGCCAATAAGCATGATCAATCCCCTGAATAAAAACCGGGGATGATGCCAGTTAGCTGTTACCTCTGCATTTTCTTAAACGTTGGTTTGGGAGAAGCGGCAAAACGAAATGTGGGTAACGAGCAAAACCAAATTCCGGATATGGCGGCGTTTGCCAGTTCACTTTCATCAACGGGTTTTCAAAAACTCCCTTCAGGTCTGATTATTCAGTGGGGTATAGTCAGTGGAGCATCAAACTATACGGTGACTTACCCGGTAACATTCCCAAATCGTTCACTTGCGCTGTTGGCTGTACCACATACAACGTCGGTGGCGGGTATATCTGCAATGGGCATAGCGAACTGTTCTGATATCAGCAAATCACAGTTCTATATAATTGTTGGCGGTATATCTCAGGGAGAAATTGTCAAATATGAAAGATCCTGTTTTTGGGTAGCAATCGGTGTATAGGTATATCTATGATTTATTTCTCAAAATCGACTAATGGTTTTTTCTTCGATGGTATAAACAGTGACATGCCTGCTGACATTGTTGAGATATGTACAGACTTATACAATGAATTAATTGCCGGACAGCAGGAAGGGGGTAAATTAATTACGTCAGATGAAAATGGTTTACCGGTACTAAAATCCCCGGCGATTGATTATGTCGCACGTGCGGAAAATCAGCGAATGCAGTTACTTGCTCATGCCGATAATGTCACAGCTGACTGGCGAGTGGAATTAATGCTTGGTGATATCAGCAGTACAGATAAAGAAAAACTATCCGCCTGGATGGACTACAAAAAAGAAGTAAAAGCCGTCGACACTTCGACGGCTCCTGAGATTAGCTGGCCTGAGTTACCGGAGGTGTAGGCCATTCAATATCTGGAGCACTGGAGGTATCCACCAGTTCCAGTGCGTCCAGGTAATCCAGCCACAAATTATATAGTGCCAGTTCCTCACCTTTCAGACGACCAATAGCTGCTTTGCCAGGCCATTGCTTACTGTTCATGTATTCGTTGGCCTGATTAAGCAATAATTGCCTTTCTGTTTCTGCCTGTTGAATAAGTTCTTCATGTGATGGTGGAGGTATTAGTGCCCATGTGGGTAATCCATTTTTTCCTGCAACACGAATTTTGTCATCTGGGGGCGTATTGATTGCAAATTCATTATAAACATCATCACTGACAGCCAGAGCATCATCTGGCCATGAATTTGCATTAATGTAATCATCCTTAAGCGCAGGATTCACAAAAATGTTTAAAGATGGACTATAAAACATATTACACCCCTATAGCGATATAACGACCTAATACAGCGTTTGCAGCAGTCGCTATGCTTGAAAAACCGCGGAACTGATTTGATGTAATTGCAGAAGCCGACAGGATTCCTGCGCCTGAAGGTGTATGCCCCACATGACTAACTATCATTCCATAACATGCTGACGGAAAGGCAAAAGGAAAATCATTAAGATATCCGGCATCTTCACCACCAGACCCACCAAATCTCGCCTGCCCCCACTGAATAATCAGTGTTCTCCGGGAACCTGAAATAATTAACGGAATCGTTACATACCCATTCAGACCAATGACACCCGATGCAGTGCCAGCCAGAGATAATTCTCCCAAACCAAGGTATGCGAGAAGACCAGCTACATCCTTTCCACTCAAATTAGTCAGCGTATTGTCCAGCGGTTGTTTACCTGCTAGCGCATTAAGCATTGTCGTGGCAAAGTTCGGGTCATTCCCCAGCGCCGCCGCCAGTTCGTTCAATGTATCCAGTGCCGCAGGTGCAGAACCCACCATTCCTGCAATCGCCGATTTCACAAAAGCCGTAGTGGCAATCTGTGTATTGTTGACCGACTGTGCCGCAGTAGGTGCTGTTGGCGTTCCGGTAAGTGCCGGACTCGACAGCGGCGCTTTCAGTGCCAGCGCATTATTAATAGTGGTACTGAATTTCGGGTCATTGTTAATGGCTGCGGCAATTTCTTTCAGCGTGTCCAGCGTGGCTGGCGCACCATTAATCAGGGTCGTCAGTGCCGCCTGAACAAACGCGGTCGTAGCAAGTTGCGTGGTATTATTCCCCACCGCTGGCGTTGGCGCTTTGGGGGTTCCGGTAAATGTCGGGCTGGCTTTTGACGCGTACTGTGAATGTGGGTCCTGTGCAGCAAGATGTTTTGCCATCAGGTCATCCACGTACACCTTCAGCTCCAGTACCTTGTCATCCACATACTTGCGGGTTGCCAGCACTACGGCAGGGTCGATTTTCAGGGTGATATTGTCCGTGCTGCTGGTAATCAGCACCATGCGCACTGTCTGGGTACGCCCGCTGCCTTCAGCCAGTTGCGGCTTATAGCTTTCCGGGCAGTTGCCCACGGCAATCAATGCCCCGGACTCATCAAACAGACCCACTTCACGTATCCACCAACCGCCCTCGTTTTCAGGGATCACCTGTTCAGCAATAATCTGGCTGCTGTTCTGCGGGTCGATATAGAGCATATTCAGCGCAGCCCGGCGTTTCTCATTTACTAATGCTGTCTGCTTTGCGCCCGGCGTTGGCAATGTTCCGCCGCCATCGCCGACCGCCATATGGGTAATTTTTAAAGGCACACCGAGCGCGGCGGCGCTGGCAAGTTTCGCCGCGCCAATATCCGTTAGCAGGGTATAAAATTTTGTGCTCATGGATTCACTCTCATTGTGTCAATAACATGGACCGCCCCGCCTTCATGCGCGGTGCCACCGGAAATAATTGTTTCGTTGATATACGGATAGATCGTGATTTCTTCGCCAAGATAGCTGGCGGCTCCCACCCAATGCGGGCCGCTGGTCTGCAGATTGATGGACATGCCGATCATGTGACGGCTACATGGTTTGGCATCGCTTATCAGTCGCTCAAGTTCCAGATAGGTATCTTCAGTGATGCCCTGATCCTGCACGCCGATATCCAGGCGAAACGTGCCTGGTGTTTCTCCGGTCTGCCACCACTCAATAATGCGGATCAGAAAGCCGAACGGCTCCACCACCCGCCGCACGGCACTGGTGGTTCCTTTATGCTGATGAATATAAAAAGCATCCTTCACCACCTGGCGTTTGACACTTTCTGTCCAGTCCTCGTCCCAGCGATCCACAGAGAACGCCCAGGCGAGATAAGGCAGGAAACTGACCGGACAGGTCGTTGGATTCCACAAGTCACGCAGCGGCACCTGCAAATCAGAAATTCCGCTGCAGGTTTGCGCCAGTCGGCGCTCCAGTGAAGTTGAACCCGGTGGCAGCAGACTATTCATCCGTTCCTCCGTTGGTTACGCTCCACTGCGTACATGATGCCGCCTGTGTTTTGTTCAGGACCACATCCGCCAGCGGCGAAGCCAGCTCCACACGCTGCACACCCTCAACATGCAGGGCGGCAAAGATGGCGCTACGGCGAATATCCCGGCCAAGACGCGTCTGACTGGCGATGTACTTCTGCAGACTGGCTTTTGCCGCTGCCATTACCGGCTCTGCTTCCGGTCCCGGATAGAGAAAAATGGTGGCTTCCACGCGGTACGGGATGATTTCTGCGCTGCGAACCGTCAGACGGTCAGCCACCGGGCGGACGTTCTCACTGTTCAGAGCTTTTTCCACCACGTCCAGCAGGTCTTTTTCTGCTGTTCCGTCGCCTTCGCGGCTCAGGACAGTCAGCACCACCTCTGCAGGTGCCGGACTGGTTGCACTGGCATCCGCCACCCGACCGTCGGCACTTCGGGCATGAAATTCATAAGCGGCAGTTGGCCCCGCAACTGAAAGCCCTTCAAAGGCTGCAGGCACACGCAGGCGTAACGCTTCATCACTTTCCATCACAGCTGCAACGGGCGGCACAGCGTCATTATCAGCAGGCGTCACCGTCAGGCGTTTCACGTTGTAGTTGGCAGCGAGCTGGTCAAGATCGCTGCCCATCGCGTAAGCCACCATCACAGCCTGCGCGGCTTCGTTAATGCGCTGGCGCAGAAGCAACTCACGGTAAGCGTTCTCCTGCAGCAATTTGGTGACGGGTTCAGATTCCAGTTCCAGCGTGCGGATCACTGCTTCCTGCTCATCTTTCGGATGAAGCGCCACAAATTCGGCCTTGCGTTCGGCAAGCAGCGTCTCAAAGTCCGGCACATCCACAATCTGCGGCGCAGGCAACTGCGAAAGGTCAATCACTGCCATTCTCTGCTCCTGTTGATACGGAAAGGGAAACAGGCACACCGTTATTACGCCGCCCGGCCAGCTCCACCACCATAGAACCGTCAAAGTTGCTGTTGATGGTGATGGAATCCAGCGTCAGCCGTGGCTCCCAGCGACTCAGCGCCACATACACTGCCGACATGACCTGCAGGCGTAATGCCGGATTTTGTGGCTGGTCTATCAGTGCCGACAGCAGGGAACCATATTCCCGACGGGCAATGCGGCTACCCTGTGGCGTCAGCAGAATGTCCCGCACCGACTGGCGCAGATGGTCAATATCAGTAATGGCTTTGCCGCTGGTATTGTTCATCCCGCTATAAAGCGTCATACCGGTCCTCCGGTTGTGTCGCCGCCTTTCAGGACGCCAGTATGCTGATGCGCATCAACCACGATCCCGTTAGAACTCATCGCTCCGCCGCCCTGGGTAACGCCACCATTGATCACCACTTCGCTGTTAATGCGCGTGCGGTCAGCCTCCAGTACAAACTCACTGGTTTTCATGGTGATGTTGTCAGCGGCCTCAATGACCATTGATTTGATGCCCCTGACATACCAGCGCCCGGTGGCGGGTTCGTATTCAAACCAGCCACCGTCCGGGTACTCAACCACGTTGCCGTCCTCAGAATCTGAAGGTGGCGGAAACTGGTTTGAGTAGACCGCAGGCAGGGCAAACGCGGTTTCCAGATTGCCGCCCAGACTCAGCAGCACCACCTGCTCACCTTCCGATGGTCGCCACCATGTGCGGGCATTCCCGGCACGCAGCGTCAGCCAGCTGATCCAGTTGGTTTCAAGCTCGCCCGTTTTCACCCGGCAAAGCCAATTCTCCCGGTCCACTTCGGTGACTACACCAGTGCGGATCAGGTTGGTGATAAGGCGCATGATTTCGGTTAATTGTGCGTTCATAGGGAAAGGTTGCCATCAGGGGAAGAAAGGCGGCAGTGCTGCAACTTGTATCAGTGCTGATACAAAGATCACCCCGCCAGCCATTGCAGAATCATGTCGCGGGTCATTGCCTCAACATCATCATTTACACCCAGAAGGCGACGCTCTGCGTAACGGACCTCCGGTCCTTTGCGGCTGACGCGATCACGCAGGCCATAATGGTGAACGCGGGCAATGCTCTGCACCTTACCTTCAAACTGTACGCTGGCAGAATCCGCGCTGGCGGCGGTTTTCAGGTATTTTGTGGTGCGCAGCTTTGCAAACATCTGACGTTTGATGCGCCCTTTTTTACTTCGTGCTGTTACCCGTCGCGGCTCATAGCTGCTGCCGTCAGGGTTGCGCTGCATCCTGATATTCTGCTGCTGTGTCCGGCGCAGTTCCTGCGCCAGCTGGCGCATCATGCAGCTTCTGGCGGCTGGTTCCAGATTCGCCAGCAAGGCACTCAGCCAGTCGTCCACTTTCTGCAGTTCAGCCACGTTTCACCGTCCACTTTTCTTCAGGTTCATCGGGTTCCGCTACAGCTTCAACGCTCGACACACTGCCGTCAGTGCTGACCAGCACACGTTCCGTCAGTTGCAGGTTCAGGCTGATATCACAGACATCGTTGCGCAGAATATCCACCTCAAAGGTGAATAGTTTTTCCCGTAACGCCGGGTTATTGATGGCATCGGGCTGGTTATCCCTCAGCCACAGCAAAACCGGGGCCATCAGCAGATTCTGGTCGCCGCTGAAATCCTCAATCACCGCGTTCAGGGTGTAACGGTACTCCCACGACATGGAGTTGGCCCCCGTGGCAACCAGCGAACCGTTATCCACAAACAGATGCAGTTTGTCCGGGTTATTGCGGACATAAGGCACCGCTTTATTGAGGGCGTGGCGCAGGGATTGTGGTTTGTTCACTGTTTCGCTCCTGACACGCAATAATCATGTCCACTTTGTCTGCACAGACCGCCCAGGCGGCCTCCGTTTCATCCAGCAACGCGTCCAGATCACCGTTAGTGCGCGGCGTTGCCTGCTCCAGCCGACACGGCGTCACTCGCGGACAACCACTGACGGTAAGCTGCACCTCCGGTGAGTGTCGGACGTTCCCGCAGCCGGATAATGTCAGCAGGCAAAGGAGTATCAGCCCAGCGGCGTAAATCCTCGTTCTCACGTTTCAGCTCCTCGATCCGGTGTTGTCGTTGTCTCAGCAGCGCGCTGGTCTGTTCTGCTTCGGCATAGAGCCGCGCCTGCTCCCGGTTATTGGTTTCAGTCAGAATGGACAGGCTAATAAGCTGGCTGTTGCTCTTTGCCAGTGCCTGGCTTTTGCTCTGCAGCTCGTCTGACTGCGTGCTGATGGTCTGGCTGGCATCAGCCAGCCGCCACGTCTGCCAGCCCAGCGCCGCCAGTAATAACGCCAGCACAACCAGCAGCAACCGGTTCATGCTGCTACCTGTTGCGCCATCTGATTACGGGTGATCCAGAAGGCAATAACGGTCAGCAGATAAAAGACCAGGGTAATAGCCCACCCCGTCCAGGCGAGACTTACGACAATCAGCAATCGCATCACCCAACTGATAAATACGTTTTCTTTTCGGGTAATTGTCTTCAGCAAAGATGCCCTTAACTCCTGCCAGAGCGGGCTATTCTTAATTAACGCAGCCAGTGCTACCGGAATTACCGCCCATGTCAGCAAACAGGCTACCCAAACGCCGGATGCTGCCAGTACCGGAAAAATCCCCTGCGGATACACCATTGCTGCGATTAACAACGCCATCCATAACATCAGAAACAGTCCGCTGATTAATTTCTTTTTCATTTCAGTTTGCTCCCTGTAAACACCAGGCCATCTCCCGCGCACGGCGGTTATCCAGCCCCTGATTAAATACACCTTTTACATAAACCCAGCGCGGCAACTGTCGGCACGCATCCGCCCAGCGCCGCTGATTGAGCAATTTCACCAGCGTGGAGCTGCAGGCATTGCCTGTCCCCACGTTGAAGGCAAACGACACCACCGAGTCATACACCTTTTGTGGCGGCTGTTGCTTCACACATCTTTCCAGCGCCCGCTCCACACGCAGCACGTTGGAGATAAGCCCTTCTGCTGCCTGTCGTTCCGTAATGGTTTTGCCGGGAATGACGCCCGACGTATTACCAATGCCGTCAGTCCATACACCCGCGATGCACTGATACGGCTGCAGACGACAGCCTTCGTAATCGGCAATCAGTTTCAGTCCTTCCACGGAGGTGTGAAGCTGCTGAAAACCCGGCAGCGTGGCAGCAATAGCCAGCACGGTCCCGACAAGGCAGCGTTTAACGATTGATGGATTCATAGTCCTCCCGCGTGATCTGCCCGTCGCGCAGAAGCTGGTAGGCTTTGTGTTTGTAGTACCAGTTGATAGCCAGCATCAGCACACCGATCATCAGGCCGCCCAGCGTTGAGGCATCCTTGATGGACAAATCGCCCAGCCAGGCCAGCACGACGGCGATGCAATACGTGATAAAGGCGCTGATTCGCTCAAGCGTCATAATTCAGTCCCATAGCTGGACGGTCTGCACGGTGGTGGTGGTCGGAATGTCCGGCAGCTCCACCTGCAGCCCGTGAGGTAAAAAGGGGCCGTATTCGGCAAGCCCCGGATTTGCCTTCAGTACCTGCTCCGTGACACCCTGCGTGCGCCCGTAATGACGCCAGCAAAGCGCGTCCACCGTGTCATACTGATGCGCACGCACTTTCATCAGATAAGCTCCACTGTGCAGTGCGGCGCGTCCTGTACCCGGCTGATGGCCCAGCGGGCGTCACGCCATAAATCACCGCTGGCTTCCGCCAGTTCCTCGCCCCGCTTCACACCGGATGCCGTGGCGTCATAGTCCTGGTAACGTTCGTTGAGCATGGCGCGTGCCCAGCAGTAAACCGCGTTGAAATAGTGCTGAATGCGCTCACTTTTGCCGTCCAGCTGTTCCGCCGGAACCTCTGCCAGCGAGGCATACCCCAGCATCTGCTGGCGTCTGCGAAACTCATACAGCTCTGCGTTGACCTCCGAAATTGCCGACAGCGCAACCTGCTTTAAACGCGGCTGCGTCACCGTGCCGTCAGTGCGCATGACACAGCGAAACTCCGACAGGTCCACATCAGGCCAGAACGGCGTATTTCTGATGATTTCCGCCTGTTCCGGTGCCTGTTCTGGCGCAACAAACTTCATGCTGCTTTCTCCTGAAATAGAGGGCGGTGGACGGGGTTTTGATGTGGCAGTGCCTTTCGCCACCCCGTGCCGCCCGTGCGCGGGGGCACGTTCTGTCAGCGGCTGTCATTGCGCAGTCTGCGCTCCAGCTGCTGTTTGTCTTTTTTCACGCCACAGCGGGGATCGAGCTGTAACGCATGGTTGAGATGATTAAGGGCAGACGCCGGATTGCTTTCACTCAGGACCGCGCCAATCGCTTTATGCAGACGCGCCCGTGACTGGTCCGGCATATCCAGACCGTCTGTCAGCTCCAGCGTCTGCAGCAACAGATCGGCATCAAAGCCGGTGGTGGCAAGCATTGCGCTCTGCGCGGCGTCTGCCATTTCCTCTGCCAGCACGGTCTGCACGTTGCGGTTACCCAGCGGCATCACCCAGCCATGACGCAGGGCATGACGCCCGATCTCCAGCGCTCCGGCATAATCTCCGGCATCAATGCGCCACAGCATCACGTACATCAGCACGTCATCCTGTTGAGCGCCTCCGGCAGCCAGGACACCCTCTGCCCAGGCGGCGTACTTCGGCAGCAGCTCCACCTTGATTTCCGCTTTTTTGACCGTGGACTGAACGCCCTTGAGACGGCGGCGGTCTTCCGCCAGTTGCAGCAGCATCAGGTCATAGCCCGATGCGTGGCGAACACTGCCGCCCTCCCGGGCGGCCTGTTCAGCCTGAACGCGCAGGCGATGCTGCCGTGCGGGACTCAGGCTCATGGATTACGCTCCGGTTTCGGCTGCGGCGGCGCTGAAATCACCAATCTGGATGTTTTCCACCAGTGCGGCGCAGCGGTAGTCCTCAACCACATAGGCTTCGTTAACGGATTCAAAGTTTTCAATCCGGTCACGTTTCGGGTTGTCGATAACTGAACGGCGGCGGGTGTCTTCCTGCCAGTAGATGGACAGGTTATCCAGACGGGTGATCAGCAGCGCATTCGGCGGGAAGAACGGCGCACGCACGGCCTGCAGGCCACCCATGCGTTTCTGACTGATGATCATATCGGCAGCCAGTTTTTCACTGTTTTCCTGCTCTTTGTTGACCAGCGGGAAATACTTGTCAGACAGCAGTTCACGACCGCAAATCACCACCAGATCGTCATCGTCCTGATAGACCACGTCGATAAGCTCATTAACGGCATCCATCACCACGGCGTCCAGGTTGGCATATTCGCCACCTTTCCCGACTTTCACCGCACCCGGTGTGGTTTCACCGCCCGTGGTGGTGCTGCCCATGACGTGATCCGGTGCATCCTCACGGATTTTCTGCAGCCAGCCTTTATTCACATCCTGCAGTAACGGGTTTTCGCTACGGTTGGAGGTTTTCGCACGCTTCACGCCGTTAAAGCCGATCATGATGCGGTCCAGTGCCTGACGTTTCACGATGGCGTCACGGATACGCACCTGAAAATCCTGAAACTTCGCCCACAGGTCCAGCTTCGCGTAGGTCAGTACCGTGTCAAAGTTGGTCTGCTCGCATTTATATTCCACATCGACCATCAGCGTCGGATCGACAGGTTCACGCTCTTTCGCGGTGGTATCAGTGGTTCCGGCAATGGTGCTGCCAACTCCCAACCCCAGCAGCTGACCGGACTGCTCAGTCACTGGCGTGACGTTAATCAGCGTCAGGAAAGCGGCGGACTGCTGGATCTGGTCTTCCAATGTCTGCTGCACGGACGGCTCCACGGTGAACTTGCTGGACAGTTCTTCAACTGCCACACCGTTCAGACGCGCCAGTTGCTGCAGGTAAGCGTTAAAAGCAAAGCGGGTATTCTTCTTCATCAGGTTTTGTGCTCCATCAGCAATTGGTCAGAGTGTCAGCGGGGGCGTTACCGCCTGTTGCACGCTGGCGGTAGTCCTGGCGGCTGTCTTCTTGGCTCAGCTTGTCCACCAGTTCGTTAAAGGCGGTCTGCTGTGCCTGCAGGGCAGTCTCCAGCTCAGACAGGCGTTCTTCCTGCTCAGACAGGGATTTTTCGGTGCGCGCACTCAGGTTCTGCTGCTCAGTGGCGACCAGTTCCACGGCCTTATGCACATCAGAGAACCGGGCGTCATCGGACTGCTCTTTTTTGGTGAACAGCGCCGTGACACGGGCAAACAGGGACGGTTTGTCATCCTGGATTTCTTCCAGTTCGATCACCGTTTCCTCTGCAGCGGTAAAAAGATTGGCGGGATTCTGCTTGCGGTTTGCCAGCGGGTTATGGGCTGCACTGGCGCTGAATGTCAGCATTTCAGTGCCCAGACTGGCAGGGTCATCAGTGGCAGCCAGGCCGACCAGGTAGGCTTTGCCCGTATCAGCAAACTTCGGGCTGACTTCCATAGAGGTGAATAATTTCTGGCCTTTTTTCACCAGTTCCACCAGTGATTCCGTTGGCTCAACGTCGGCATACAGCGCCATCTTGCCTGCCAGCGGACCTTCCGTGATTTCTTCAGCAAACAGCGCCGTCACCTTGCCGTAGCGGTTAAAGGTGCTGTCCGGCAGATAAGACTTGATGTGCTCAAGGTTAATCAGCGCGGTGTACATCGTCGGGTTGTAGCTGGCTGCCATCTGTTCCAGCCATTCACGCTGGATTTCGCGTCCGTCGGTGGTGGCACCTTCCACCCCGATGCGAAAACGCTTTGCTTTCACTGTCATGAGCTGTGCTCCGTTAGAAAAAACTTACTGGAGCCTTATGGTTGCGGTGATGGGGGCAGTGAAACAATGCGCGGTATTTGTACCGACAACCACACAAACCGCAGGCGGGGAAAGCCTTCATTCAAGGTTGTAGGTTTGTGCCATGAACACCACACTGACACCCGCAGATCTCGATCCCCGTCGGCAGGCCATGCTGCTGTACTTTCAGGGATACCGCGTAGCCCGCATTGCTGAAATGCTGGGCGAGAAAGTTGCAACCGTTCACAGCTGGAAAAAACGCGACAAGTGGGGTGACTATGGGCCGCTGGATCAGATGCAGCTCACCACCGCCGCACGCTATTGCCAGCTCATTATGAAGGAGCACAAAGAAGGGAAAGATTTCAAAGAAATTGACCTGCTGGCACGCCAGTCGGAGCGCCACGCGCGGATCGGCAAGTTTAACAATGGCGGCAACGAAGCCGACTTAAACCCTAACGTCGCCAACCGCAACAAAGGGCCGCGCCGTCAGCCGGAAAAGAATGTTTTCACCGATGAACAGATTGAGAAGCTGGAAGAAATCTTCCATTCCTCCATGTTCAACTACCAGCGCCACTGGTGGGAAGCTGGAAAAACCAACCGCATCCGTAATCTGCTGAAGTCACGCCAGATCGGCGCGACCTTTTACTTTGCCCGTGAAGCCCTGATTGACGCCCTGCTTACCGGACGTAACCAGATTTTCCTTTCTGCCAGTAAGGCACAGGCTCACGTCTTTAAGCAATACATCATCGACTTCGCCAAAGAAGTCGAGGTGGAGCTGAAAGGCGATCCGATGGTGCTTCCTAACGGGGCCACGCTTTACTTCCTCGGCACCAATGCCCGCACTGCCCAGAGTTATCACGGCAACCTGTATCTGGATGAATATTTCTGGATACCGAAATTCCAGGAGCTGCGCAAAGTGGCTTCCGGTATGGCTATTCACAAAAAATGGCGACAAACCTATTTTTCCACGCCATCCAGCCTGACACACAGTGCTTATCCGTTCTGGTCTGGTGCGCTGTTCAACCGTGGGCGCAACAAAGCCGATAAGGTGGACATCGACCTGTCCCACAGCAATCTGGCCCCCGGCCTGCTGTGCGCAGACGGGCAATACCGCCAGATAGTCACCGTGGAAGATGCAGTGCGCGGCGGATGTAACCTTTTCGACCTCGATCAGTTGCGCATGGAGTACAGCCCGGACGAATACCAGAACCTGCTGATGTGCGAGTTTGTGGACGATCTCGCGTCCGTGTTCCCGCTCAGCGAGCTGCAGGCGTGCATGGTGGACAGTTGGGAAGTCTGGAGCGACTTTCATGCACTGGCCCTGCGCCCGTTTGGCTGGCGCGAAGTGTGGATCGGTTATGACCCGGCAAAAGGTACGCAAAACGGCGACAGCGCCGGGTGCGTGGTGGTGGCACCGCCAGCCGTGCCGGGCGGTAAGTTCCGCATTCTTGAGCGTCACCAGTGGCGCGGGATGGACTTCCGCGCCCAGGCTGACGCCATCAAAAAACTGACTGAACAGTACAACGTGACATACATCGGTATCGACTCAACCGGCGTCGGTCACGGGGTTTACGAGAACGTGAAAGCGTTTTTTCCTGCCGTCCGGGAGTTTGTCTACAACCCCAACGTTAAAAACGCCCTGGTACTCAAGGCCTACGACATTATTAGCCACCGCCGCCTGGAGTTTGACGCTGGGCACACCGACATAGCGCAGTCCTTTATGGCAATCCGTCGCGCCACCACTGCCAGCGGCAACCGCCCGACCTATGAAGCCAGCCGCAGCGAAGAAGCCAGCCACGCCGATCTGGCCTGGGCAACAATGCACGCACTGTTTAATGAACCGCTGCAGGGCGAGTCCGCCAATACCAGCAATATTGTGGAGATTTTTTGATGGGAAAGAGTAAGAAAAACCGCGCTGCGGCGACGAATCAGCTCAAGCATAAAAGCCAAACTTCAGCCGAAGCATTCAGCTTTGGCGATCCCGTTCCTGTTCTGGACCGCCGTGAACTGCTGGACTATGTGGAATGCGTACAGATGGATCGCTGGTATGAGCCGCCCGTCAGCTTTGACGGACTGGCACGAACCTTCCGCGCCGCCGTGCATCACAGCTCACCAATTGCGGTGAAATGCAACATTCTGACCAGTACCTACATCCCTCACCCGCTGCTCAGCCAGCAGGCTTTTTCACGTTTTGTGCAGGACTATCTGGTATTTGGTAACGCCTACCTGGAGAAACGCACGAACCGCTTCGGTGAAGTTATCGCCCTTGAGCCTGCTCTGGCAAAATACACCCGACGCGGGTTAGACCTGGATACCTACTGGTTTGTGCAATACGGTATGACAACCCAGCCGTATCAGTTCACGAAAGGCAGCATTTTTCATCTGATGGAACCTGACATCAACCAGGAGATCTACGGCCTACCAGGTTATCTTTCTGCCATTCCGTCAGCCCTGCTCAACGAGTCCGCCACGCTGTTCCGCCGGAAGTATTACATTAACGGCAGCCATGCAGGCTTCATCATGTACATGACCGATGCCGCGCAGAACCAGGAGGATGTGAACAACCTCCGCAATGCGATGAAAAGCGCCAAAGGCCCTGGCAACTTCCGCAACCTGTTTATGTACTCGCCTAACGGCAAAAAGGACGGGCTTCAGATCATCCCGTTGTCAGAAGTCGCGGCGAAGGATGAATTTCTGAACATCAAGAACGTCAGCCGTGATGACATGATGGCGGCACACCGCGTACCGCCTCAGATGATGGGAATTTTGCCGAATAATGTTGGGGGTTTTGGTGATGTGGAGAAGGCGAGCTGCGTCTTCGTAAGAAATGAACTATTACCACTTCAAAAAAGATTCATGGAAATAAATAGATGGCTTGGTCATGAAATTATAAATTTTGAAATATATACATTATAAAACCCAACGGCATCACAATGATGCCGTTATGAACGAATTAATATTAAAAATTATTTTCTTCAATAGAGAACTCAATCCCTCGGGATAACTTATCAATATTCACATCAAATGCGATATCTGTTAATTCACCATCCTCGATTTCATACATAACTTCAATTTCAATATCGAAACTAATCTCTTGAACTTCAGTTCGTGTGGTTGTCTCCATTGGAATCATTACTTTATCTTCGCTATCCCAATACCCATTATTAAAGTCTGGACCAGAAACAGTAACTTCAAAATCTACAGAAACAGAGAAGGTCGCTAGACAATAATTATTGTCAATCTTAATTATTGATGGTTCAAAGTCATCAATATTGACGACTTCAAATGAATCCAATTCAGCGTCTTCCCAAGTTGAAACGTTATATCCATCGGCATCATTGAGTTGGGCAATTACGTCCGCTCTTATGTCTTCACGTTTGCTTTCGATAAACTGCATCAATTTATTACTTAATTCGTTTGTATGCGTATTGTATTCACCTAGAAACTTATCAAGTGAATCAATTTGATGAAGATTGTTTTTACCATCACAATAATTTTTTAAGTCACTATCCTCAGAAATGATATACACATCTTCATCATTAACAAATCGCTCTACCGCAGCTAAAGTGATTGCATCAGGAAACTCACTTTTTTTCTTATTTTGCCCAAATGGTGGTTCTTTGCCAAAGTATTTATCTAAAACCTCATTAAGATCTATCACTTCTATTGTAGCTAATTTGGCGTGACATCCTTTCAAAAAATCATCAAAAACTTTTTGTGCTGCTTCGTGAATTTCATGTTCGTTAAATTGCTGAAAAAAACCATGGAGCGGTCCATTATCAATACTATTCAAAAGCCTAGCTTTTCTTTGTACTGTGTTTATAGCCTGCAGAGCATCCTTTATTGATTCCTCTATTTTACCTTTTACTTCTCTCTCTACAACTGTAGTTGTAATTAAGACTAAATCACCTTTCGCACATAATTCATGGAAAGCTTTAAATGCTACCCCCTCAAAATGAAGACCAGCCTTTACGTACGTTTGTGTGTCAATAAATACCTTATTTGTTTTAAGCATACTAATCCTAATAAGTTTTAAGATCCGCTACAATTGTTTATGTTTATTTTTTATCAATAATCATACGTAGTTAAGATTATCCATGTCGAAAAATTAAATCAACTTCAATTTATCCTTAAGCGCGCGCTCGTATCCCCGCCACGCCTGCCCGCTTTATGTAGTGGTTTTCATGCAGGTGCATGACATAAGCAAAAGCCCGCCAGTTCTGGCGGGCCTCAGCAAAAACGATCCTAAAACGATCATGCGGATTCATGCAGCATAGACATGCAAAGCTTGTTAGAACGGTGATTCCCATGTTAAAGGAGGCTTACTCTTGTTGAGGTTAAACATCCACAGTAACTCCTGCCAATACGAACACTTTATTCATCATAGTGTTCTAATTTCGCTTTTGCTAAACGTCCATGTAAGTGATTAACAAAATGTAAATTATTCAAAATCAGGCTCATAACGCATTTTAATTGCATCCAGCTAATAAAGTAAATGAAGAAAATACCAATGTATTTAAACAAGTCTTTATTAGCTTGATAAACAGGTAATGCATAAAACACTGCCTTAACCAAAAAGAAAATTAGAATCCCAGCCATAACACAAGCAGATGTGATTATTGTATAAACTAATTTCTCTATTCTTGGTGAGTCATGCTCATTTTTTATATAACTTACATCATCCTTAACAATACTATTCATTGCATTCGGATATAAAAAACCGACCCATAAACCGACAATAGTGAATATAGATGCTGAAATATTTATAAGCGCACCTAAAATATCTTTTGCATCATTATAGGAAAAACTTTTGAACGAAAAATAGCTTATAACGCAGCACAAAACAACAGCAACAAAATTAATCGCCTGCTGTTTTGCAACTGTTATTATCAAACCTTCCGTTTCTGTCATATCAACCTTCCGCTATCTTTTTTGTGGATGCAGCTTCAGATTCTTTAATGGATGCTTCCTCAGCATATTTTACTTCACTAATCAAATCATCACGAATTTTGTTTATTTCATCCAGTAAAAAACGCGCTGAATAATGCTCAACCCCATCCGAATCTTGAAGAGGAAGTTTAGTCCTGGCTACATAGCTACTGAGCCAAACCGGATTAGCACGATCAGCCAGTAAAAAACCCACATCCCATTCAGACTCTTCACCTCTCATTGAGAAGAGATTTCGAAGCTCATCCGATGATGGTGCACCGTCAATTTTAACTTCAATTTTACGAGGCTGCTCCAAAACAGGAGGTGCCCCAATAAGCTTATTACGCTTTTCTTCACCCACCAGAGATGCTAAAGCTACACTTGTTAGCTTCAACAATGGTTGCCTTGTGTCATTTTGGTTTATTACCGTTGTATCCTTTATCAATGTGTGTGTAATTTTATGCCTTAACCTTTCAAAGTTTTCCTCAGCGGCTTTAAGTTTTGTTTCTTCCAATACAAACTTGAAGATACAGTTTATCTCATTTTTGCCATCTTTATATTGAAACTTAGTATTGTAGACATCCACACAACGACCAGGGGTCTTAGCTGATTCAAATGTACGCTTAGATTTCGTTCTTTTACCTAACTTACTATTATTATTTACATGCTGAATGAAGTATTGTGCGAAGAGATAAGTATCAGCGAAAGAATGGGGGAATCTGATTGATGCTATTTTATTCAACTCAGGAATAATCCAGTAATAGCAGGGTTCACCCCAAATTATTTTATCCTCACCATGTTCTCTTCCCGCCCTAATGGTTCCTTTACTATCACCACTTACTTTAGAACCGACCTTAATACCATGTATTCCGTTACCGTTCCCCACTTCACGGTATAAAACAATTACTGCATCTTTAGTCTGGCTGTCCCTCACAAGGCCTCGACTGTAAACTCGTGTTCGCAGAGGTTGTTCTTCTTTATTCCATGGGAGAGTCTGCTCAAAATTTTTATCCTTGAGCCACCCTTCTAAATCGTCCAAAACCCCCATAAGATCGCCGAATTTATAATCAAGCTCTTCGGGTTTATTCTTTAAACGATAAAACCCACAAGCAGTAATATCAAAGAAGGTGATTGAGCCGTTGTCCACTAAAACTCCTTTTTGCCAAAGCAACACACGATACATTTTTCACGTATACCATCAGAATCGTCCCTAAACTTCAAGTTACTTATGATAATCAAGAAAGCTGTCGAATGTTGTTGCATAGGCCAAAGTTTCAGGGGAACAAGGCATTCTTAAATCACTTTTCACTACCCGTTTCTAACGCCTCACGCGGCTCGTTGTTCAACCTTGCGGACGATAAAAACCAGTTTTATCGTCCGCAACGTTCGCTAGTGTAACCAGCTGTCGTCCTCCCAGACCTTCTGCATAATTTTCATCACTTGTTTTCTTTCTTCGTCCAGTTGCAGTCCGGTCAGTTCCACACCGTTAGAGCTACCTTTGCGGATACGAATTACCGTTTTGGGATACAGGGGGCGCAGATTGCGGTAAAGCTCGGATTCAAGGGCGTCCAGTGTAGACTGGCTAATCTTCTGCTCTTTATCGATCATTATTTCAATGCGCATAAAAGTCACCTCAGCTGATGACATCCATTGAGCGGTTGTATTCATGGGTTCTGATTTTTGCCATGAGTTCATCTGTCAGTTCAGAAACCCACTGCAGGGCCAGCCCCTTCTCTTCATCACTACACTCACTAGCCGCTACAAGCTTAAGAAAAAAATCAATGCGCTGGAGCTTCAAAGACTCCAAAAAATAGTCCTGCATCTTTCCTCCTATGACACCAAAGCAATGCTGTATACATAACCACTGTTTATATTTACAGTATATAATAATCTTACTGATGTAAAACGTTTTTTTACGTTCATCAGCCTGGTATGCCTGGTATGCCTGGTATTATTAAGAGCACGAATTGTTAACCCGCGTAATTAATACAGATCCCGCCACTTATCATCTTCCTGCAAACGCTGGTTCCGATAGAAGATACGCAGGCCTGCTCCTGACGGAATACTGCCACCGCGAAGGAGTAAATCGACCTCTTTCTCGCTGCCATCAAATCCTCTGGACTTCAGTTCATAGACGAGCTGCTGTCGCTGATGATCTGTAATTCGCTGTTTGTAGTCTCTACGCCGTTTCGGTTTCACCAGGCGTAACCTTGCAGCCAGTTCCCGGCGCTCTTTTTTGTTCATACTGTGCAGGTAATCGTGCAATTCCTTGTCATCCATGCGGGTGATATCCGTTCTGGTATCCCCATCAGCTGATTTGTCTTTCCCTTGTTGGTACAAATTTTCAGCAAGGGGACAGTTATTGCCACGAGTCCAAGGGGCGCAAGCGCCCTGGTCGGCTGCCGCCTCCTGAACATCAACGGCCTTACGAACCATTTTCCACTTCACGGCATGAGTGCAGATCTTGCCCTCTGCAATAGGTGACCAGATGCCATAAATACGAATGCCGTGATCGCCATAGGCGGTCGGCTCTTCGTTGATTTCATAAGCGGTTCTGATGAGGTGATATTTGCGGGGAACCAGTACGCCGCCCTGCTTCATGATGTAGGTGGCAAAACAACCAGCATCAGCAGCAGCCAGGATGGCATCAAGGCGCGGGTTATCCAGTACCGGCGCACCTGCTTTTTTGTCCCCCTGTTGCCTTGCCGCCTGACCAGCCAGCAATCGCAGTTCACGGTAAGCCTGACGCCCCGGAATGCCAAAGAAGCGGAATTGCTGAACACGATGCAGAGACGCCCAGGCATTAACGTATTCAGCATTATCACGCAGGGATTTCCCCGTTTCCTTGCTGATCTCGCCAGCCAGACCACGCCCGTCAATGTTCTTACTGATGTATTTCGCGATGTAGCTTGTTGGCGTACCTTTGCGCGGGTTAATCAACTCAGACTTAAAGCGCGGCCCAGTGTTATTGCCCAGTTCCTCGCGGTCTTCACGGATGGCAAACTTACGCAGTAATGCAGTGATGGCGCGGCGGTCTTTTTTGCGCATAAAACACAACAGGTGCCAGTGAACTGTACCGTCATGATGCGGCTCAGCCACCCGCACGCCATACCACCGCAATCCGGCTTTGTGCATCGCCTTACGAAATGCAGCAAACATGCCGACCAGATAATCACTGCTTTGTCTTACCGTCGCATTTGTCCAAGTTGGGTTGGGCCTGCCATTATTTAGCGTGGAATGGAAACGTGACGGACAGGTGATGGTGTAGAAAACGGCGCAGTCACCGCGCATTTCCGCGATAAGCTCCAGGCCTTTAACACAGGCCATCATCTCATTGCGGCGATGCGCAGGGTTGCTGCTGCTGGCGTTTACCACATCCTCCATGTCCAGCGTGTCGCCGTCTTCGTTCACCAGTTCATGAGAACGAAAAAACTCCAGCGACTTACGGCGCTGCTCGCGTTTATGCATCACGGCTTCATAGCTGACATAGGGAGATGCTTTTTTGCTGACCAGGCAGACAGCACGCAACTGCTCTTCCCGCCATTCACAACGCATCTTCCATAATTTCCGGTACCACCAGTCAGCGCACAACATACGCGCCAGCGAACCCGGAATGAGTTCATAGGGCACGGGTTTACGGCGGTTTCTTTTCCGGCGGAGTTGCTCAAACGCAGGCGGGATGACATCCAGACGCAGGGTTTCCGCTGCCACCTTTTCCCATGTCTTGCGGATTTCTTCTGGCTTAACGTCATCGGTGACATACAAATCGCCACAAGCTGCATCAAGGCACATGCTCATATGCGCAGCTACCAGGGTGGACAGGCGTTTCACCTGATCCTGACTCATTTCAGGCAGGATCAGCAGGCCGTCCAGCCCTTCATGGCTTGCCATAAAGCGAAAAGAAGTGGATAGCTGACAGTCGCGTACATGCTCCAGCCGTTCCAGACATGGCTTAATCGTTTCACGCAAATAGCGGGAATAAGCCTTTGGCCTGCCCAGGCTGCTGAAGTATTCAATACGTTGCATCAGTGGCTTGCTGATATGGGAAGGCTGGGCATTGACGTCCGCCAGAATGACCATATCTGGATTAAAACGCTGCTGCTCATGCGCCAGCTTTGCCCGACTAATGAGCTTATCCTGCTCCATTTCGCGCTGGACAGGATCACGGGATTCATTAAAGAAATAACGCTCCCAGACCTGATCACTCAGTGCCTCGCGGCGCAGCTGTTCCTGCTCGTTATCGGCAGCGTACAGAGCGATCAGGTTTGAAAGCGCAGAAACTGAAGATTGCTCTTCTGTCTCTACGTAAGGATTGATTGCTTTTTTCTCAGCATTCCAGGAATAGCTGTAGTTCATTACGCAATCTCCAGTTCGAGCTGTGAAGGCTGCAAACCATTCGACAGCCAATCAGAAACTGAAGGTGGGCGAACAGCTTCAATTGCACCTTTTAAAATTGCGCAACGGTTTTTCAGAATGACAGCTTTCAGCTCCTTTTCCGTCAGATTGCGCGAATACTCAGCCTCCTGAATAGCCCGCGTCAGCTCAGGATATTTGCTATTAAATTTGGGGACATTGCAGGCAAGATTTGTACTGTCGGCAGTCGCCAGTGGGTAATTTCCCAACACACGACCGTCAAGCATGCGCAAACCATGAACAGCTGTTTTGAAATTGTGTCGGCAATAAATTGCTTCAAAAGCGTCCTGCATACGACGATGCCAGTGCGCAGTTCTGATAGCCGCATATTCACCAGACGATCCAAAGCAGACACGAGGCCATTCACGACATAGCTCGATAAGCCGATCGATTGACTCGTGCAGATGCCAGACGGGAGTTGCCTTCCCGTAGAACATTTTCGGAACTTCGTTTATCAGGGCATCATTGTCACGTTCACCTCCGTCCACAACATCAGGAATGACAAAAAAAGCGACCTTAGGATGGTGGTAATAGTTCAGGAGCCATTTATAAAAATCACTCCAGTTAATTTTTAGCCCACGCACCCATGCAGAAAATGCGCCGTTATCAATGCCGACGACCTGAGCGTGCTGAATGGACGCCGCAATCTGATCTGGTCGTACATAGGAGACGAAAGCGCCAGCTCCGCTCACCGCAATACGATGAACGTCGCCAGCACTTCCCCAGACAGGCGTCCCATGGAAATGATGAATTCCGTGGTGCATTTCTTTCACACTTGCACCCCGAAAATAACAGTAGAGTCACGTCCCCTACTAAAATCGGCACTAAACCAATTAGCAGATTTAGTGGCAATCATCTCTGTTGCAAATTTTCCCTCCCCCGCTGCAACGCCGATGCTGCGTTTCGCCCTGATGTAGTGGTGAGTGAAATTACGATAAAGGGACCGGGTCAAAGACGTGTTACTGTTAGAAACAATGACCGGATGTCCTTCTGATGACCGATGTTCAAGAATGGATGCCAGGTGATACTGATCATCTTCAGTGAAACCATCAGTGTGATAGCCGGAAAACGTACCGTCATAAGGCGGATCGCAATACACCACATCCCCCACCTTCAACATCGCCAGCGTTTCATCAAAGCTGGCGCAGATAAACGTTGCCCGCTGGGCTTTCTCTGCAAATGCGCGAATTTCTTTTTCAGGGAAATACGGATTTTTATAATTACCGTAGGGAATGTTGAAATGCCCGCTCTTGTTATAGCGACATAAACCACGGTAACCGTGACGATTGAGATACAGGAAATATACCGCTTTCATGAAATCAGTAATTTCAGTGGAGTAATTAAACTCCTGCCTTATGTTGTAATAAGCCACCTCCCTGTTTGCTTCCTCAAATAAAGCTCTGGCACGAGATATAAACGCCTCACAATCAGCAGCAACCTTTTTATAGAGGTTGATTAAATCAGGATTAATATCCGCAACAAGATAGCTGGGGTAATCCGTCTCCATCATCACTGCACAGGAACCCGCGAAAGGTTCAACCAGTCGCGGGCCAGCAGGAAGATGCTTTTTCAGTTCGGACATTATGGCGGTTTTATTTCCTGCCCATTTCAGGATGGTGCTCATACAGCACCTCCGTTGTAATGTTTGCCTTTCAGCTCTGCGATTTCCTGACAGGTAATGCAAAGCTGCACACCCGGAATGGCACGGCGGCGTGCTGGCGGAATTGGCGCTTCACACTCAACGCAAAGCACGCGGGACACGCCCGGCGTTTTGGCACGGGCAGCACGGATATGGCGTTGGCGTTCTTCTTCAACGCGCTGCTGTACGAGATCCATTGCATCAGCCATCAGTGGATCTCCTGCGCTTCGTTCTGGATTGCTTCAGCAGTCACACGCAGCAGTTCTGCCGCTTCGACGTGGTTTAGCTGGCGGGAGGTGATATGACACGCCAGGCTATCGAGGCGAGCAGCCATTGCTTCAGCCCTTGCCCGGCGTTCTTCCAGACGAGCCTCTGTCAGTAAAAGATTAAGGCCTGCATCATCCGGTCCGGTTTTGGTCGTGAGGGTTTCAATATTACGCATAAGCAATTCTCCTGAATTTAGATAAAGGGATGCCCGGCGGGTTTACGCCATTAATTTCATTAGTTGGTTAATTCGGCATGGTTAGCCGTCTGGGAAATAAGCTCACCACTGCACGAAAATGATTCATTGCTTTAATCAACTCCCGCTTTTCGTCAGTGGTCAGCTCATTAATGCTGATGCTATGACGTTCAGCTGGAATTTTTGCCATAAAGAATATGGCAGCCAGTGCCCGTTTATTTTGTTCATTATTGATATCCCGAGGATCACGCATATCTTTAATAAACCGCTCAAGCTCTGACTCAATATTCAAACCAAAAACTTTCGCCCTTAACTCCGCAATATGATTAAGTCCATTCAGGCGTTCACCGGGTCTTAATGGAACAGTCGCCGCAGCGCCTTCAATAGCCATTTGTTCCCCCGTTTTTTCGTAGATAGTTCTGCCAGCAATTCATCTTGTGAACGGCACGGATGCCAGCGTTTACCATCCTCACCCATGATCCAGCCGTGACCGTAGTGCATTGCCGGACTTTGTTTTACCAGCAGCGATGCAAATGATGGTTCTTTCGTCAGCATAAGCACCTCACAGCAAACCGAATGAAGCACCGAGGCCAGTCACGGTATCAACTGCACTCGCCATCGCAGGATTAGCCTGTAAACGGGCCTGCAATGAAACAGCAGCCAGCGCCATCAGTCGTGTAACAGAGTTAATGCTGCTGATCGCATCACGACGGCCTGCACTGGTTTTTACATCGCCAGAAACCGCACCTGCCGCGACACGCCCTATCTCTGCAGTTGCACTCATGACGTAATGCGGCAGTTTCTCTTTTGCCACCTCATTAATCGGTACACATGGCAGGCAGTGAATCTGTGCCAGAAAGCCATCTACCAGCGTTGAATCTTCAGTCAGATCGGTAAGCAACCAGATTTCTGGTGCGGTTAATAAATGAGGTTGAGCTGGGTTCAGCTTGTTCCGCAGAATCTGCACATTCATGCCTGCACGTTCTGCCAGTTGCACTAGGTTGTGGCGCAATGCGAATGCACGACAGGCTTCATCAAAATGTGGATGTTTGGAAACTTGGTAATCAAACATGGTCAATGCCTCTGATGTATTTCAGAATCGAACTAATTAAGGTTTAGATTGCATTCTGAAAGCGCATCAACGGTCATGGCTGCTATGTTGATCATCACTTTTTCACGTTTTTTATCTTTGCGCAGACGGTGACGGATAAGGCGTCCGTCAGCCAACATGTCATTGATGGTATCGATGGACAGCCCTGTCAGCTCGCTATAGCGTTCAATAGTCACATGAGGCGTGGTAAGAGTGATTGAAATGTTAGGTCTCATGATGCAACATTCCTCGTTTAATGATGATTAATCAGGACGAATACGGATCGTTTGTATTTTGTGAACACCATAAACATACGATCGCACAGTGAAATCGTCAAGATAAAAGTTCACTTGGAGTGACCATGAATTTGGAGAAAGGCGGACGAGGCGCTATAGAGCGCATGGTAGAAGCTTATGGATTCAAAACTCGACAGGCGTTGTGCGATCATTTAGGAATCTCTAAAAGTACACTCGCCACACGCTACATGCGTGACTCATTCCCAGCAGAATGGGTAATCCAGTGCGCCCTTGAAACGGGCACCTCGCTTAATTGGCTCACAACCGGACATGGTTCAAAGCAAACTTCAGGTAATACAAATACTATGGAAGTTGCTAAATATGTATTATCTGATGGTGCCTTGCGTGAAGACGGTTTTTATATTTTTGATAAGGGATTTCTACCCTCTACGTTTAAAAAACCTTTTGTCATCACAGATAACAATTCTGAATTTATTTGTGATAAAGAATTTGATGATATACGTGACGGTAAATGGGTAATAAGTATTGATGGCGAAATAACAATCCGCGACATTACTCGTTTACCCGGTGGAAGAATCTTCGTTGAAGGTGGAAACAGAGCCTTCGAGTGCAAGATAGAAGATGTTGAAATAATTGGGAAAATTATAAGTTTAACAATTAAGTACGTTAGGTAATACCGGGAGGAAACTATGCTTGGTAAGGTATTTTTTGTGGTTTTATCATGCTCTTTGTTATTAAACCCACTAACTACCTATGCTAAAAATTATCCTTGTTCTGGGAAAAAGGGAGGTGTCTCTCACTGTACCTCCGATGGAAAGTTCGTTTGCAATGATGGAACTATTAGTAAATCAAAAAAAATCTGTACTAAAAACTCGCGATAAATTTTGCTTTTATATCTGCGCCTAATATAACAATGAGCCGCAGGCTAACCGCAAAAGTCACATACTCACATAGCAAAAAATAGCCAACTTCATTATGGCTTCAGTGAGATGTATGGTCGCAGGATTTCATACATTGACACTGGTTATATATACAGTAAAAATGTTCTCTATTGGAGGGCATTTTTTATGGCAGTACGAAAACTCACCACAGGAAAATGGCTTTGCGAATGTTACCCCGCCGGACGTAGTGGGCGTCGTGTGCGTAAACAATTCGCCACCAAAGGCGAAGCTCTGGCTTTTGAGCGCCATACGATGGAAGAAACCGAAGCAAAGCCCTGGCTGGGAGAATCAGTGGATCGTCGAACACTGAAAGACGTGGTTGAGCTATGGTTCAAACTACATGGTAAATCTCTAACCGCTGGGCAGCATGTCTATGATAAATTGCTGTTGATGGTTGACGCTCTGGGCAATCCCCTTGCAACCGATCTCACCTCTAAAATGTTTGCCCACTATCGAGATAAACGCCTGACAGGTGAGATCTACTTCAGCGAGAAATGGAAGAAAGGAGCAAGCCCGGTCACCATTAACCTGGAGCAAAGCTATCTAAGTAGTGTTTTTAGCGAACTATCCCGCCTGGGCGAATGGTCGTATCCAAACCCACTGGAGAACATGCGAAAATTCACCATCGCAGAAAAAGAGATGGCATGGCTTACCCATGAGCAGATTGTTGAACTGCTGGCTGATTGCAAACGTCAGGACCCAATTCTGGCACTGGTAGTCAAGATATGCTTAAGCACAGGCGCACGCTGGCGAGAAGCAATAAACCTTACCCGATCACAGGTGACTAAATACCGAATTACCTTTGTAAGAACGAAGGGGAAGAAAAACAGAAGCATCCCTATCAGTAAAGAGCTTTATGAAGAGATCATGGCGCTTGATGGGTTCAATTTCTTCACAGACTGCTATTTTCAATTTTTATCCGTGATGGAAAAAACGTCAATCGTGCTCCCTCGCGGTCAACTGACACACGTTCTGCGCCATACGTTTGCGGCGCATTTCATGATGTCGGGTGGAAATATCCTTGCTTTGCAAAAAATCCTCGGACATCACGATATAAAAATGACTATGCGTTACGCTCATCTGGCACCGGATCATCTGGAAACGGCGCTCCGTTTCAATCCTCTGGCAACGCTGCCAAGTGGCGACAAAGTGGCGGCAGCGGTTGGCATTACCCCGTAA